CATGGAACATTTTTGAACCCCGAATTTAAAAATCTTTCTAAAAAGGAAAAGACATCTAAACTATGTAGTATACTGAGTCGATATGAAACAAATACGGACGGGAACATACGAAAGACGGTTAAAAGTATTTTGAAATCTTATGACATCACAAGTAGGAAGATAACAAAACGTCCACCCGTTGCCCATCCTTCTAAGAAACGTGTCATGGTACCTATTATACCCACTGTAAAATTTGTCAAGTCAAAGAAGACAAATAAAACAAGAAAGCCACGAGGTGTAGTAGAAAGTAGCAAGGAGAAGAGAGGAAGGGAATATGGAGATTTGAATTCCCTCGATGAGCCCCTTGTACTCCAGGCTCATCAGTCTAAGGTTGTCAACTGGATGAAAGAGTTGGCTATGCAAACAGTTGATCCAAATAAGACACCTGATACAAAGGGTTTAGTTGTCGCTCACGGTACTGGGTCGGGAAAGACATACACTGCACTAAGTGTTATATCGGCTGTCTTGGACATAGATTCGAACGTGAAGAACGTAAATATATTCACACCCAAGTCTGTTCAGCGAGAGTTTAATACCCGTAAAAAGCATCTTCTTACGAAGGATCAGGCTTCTTCAACTCGTGTGTTAACTCACAATGCTCTTTCGGAAAACGGGGATGGGAAGAATACAAAGGTGTACAATTGGAAAGACAGTTTCATGATAGTAGACGAATCTCACCTATTGTCCGAGAAAGGATACAAGAAGCTTGAAAAATCAGGTGCAAGATATATCATGTTTATGTCTGCTACACCCACACCCAACAACCCAGACGAGATTGTAAAGATGATTAATATTCTCCATGTAGATAAGAAAAAGAGATTGTATCATGGTATATTAAACAACGATCACAATGCTCATGAGTGGAGAGACTCTACAATAGGTAAGAAGATAGAGTTCTTGAAGAACAAGGTATCTGTTTACAGATTGAACAGGGATTACATGTCATTCCTTAAACCCAAGCCTAAGTCTGAAGACGACCTACTGGTGTATGGATGGGATGCCGATATAGGATTCCCTAAATTCAGCGTGAGTTCTGTGAAAGTCCCATTGTCTGAAAGTCAGACAAAAAGGTACCGTTTCCTTCAATTCCCTAACCAGGCTGCTAACCACCAAGACGAGGAAAATTCTGAATCTAAAATGAACGCCTTTTTCTCTAAAGAAAGAAACATAGTAAATATGTATAGTTCAGGAGATATACCAAGTGACAAGGGTGCACGATACCATAAGATGCCTACACCTGTCACCCCAAAGATATTCAAAGTTGCACAGGAGGCTGTAAAGGATGTCACTCGATACAGTAATGGTAAGAGACCTCATTCGTCTGGAGGAAGGGTTGTTATATATGCAGAATATTCGAACAGTATTAATGCATTGGAGAAAACAATATTGCACCTCGCCAAGGAGCACTATAATAGTCCCAATGTGAAGACCAGACCATTCAGTGTTGGTGTGTATACTGGTAGTAGTAAGAGATCTAGTAATATATCTGGTTCTAAATCTATGAGAAAAGATGTTATCCAGGATTTCAATGATGGAAATATAGAAGTATTGATTATTTCGAATGCTGCATCTACTGGTATAGATTTGAGATGTGTCAGCAAGATCCTTATCGTAGATCTCCATTATAACATGGCAAGAATGAATCAGGTTATAGGTAGAGGTATCCGATACCAGAGTCACACTCTTCCATGTGACCACAATGAAGTCAATATCGAAATATATGTATCCAGTTCACTTGAGATGGATGGACACAAGAAGTTGGAATTATATGACCAGAAGATTTTGGAAATAGCTACAAGTAAACAGAAAGAGATAACTAAATCTCTAAAGACAATTTTCAAGAACGCACAGATTTAAATTAATTTAAAAGCTCATTACAAATTTACCCTTATATGTCTTACTAGAAGTTACAGTGGATACTGTATTCTTTTTAGGGAATTTTTTCCTTGCTTCGGATTCTTTAAGATGTGATTCTACTAACGCTCTATTCGATAGTAGGTATTCTCCTACTTTATTTCTTCCGAACCATCTAAAAAAGTTAAGTTGTCCCACAGTTGTGGACCTTTTTTCTATAATTCCACTTTTATTTATGACGACTACTATTTTACGCCTTCTTGCGAATGGATCCATGTTTCTCTTGTTGTATGCATTCAGATTTTTCTGGTAATCCCTATTTAGGTCTCTTGGTATACCATTCGTTTCTATTGTTACCGAATTCGTTTTACTGAAATTTGTAACCAGCCAGTCTATAACTCTTAGACTCATACCGTTTTTTCGTTTCACGGTATCCAGGAATGATGTAACATTGTCCATATCCTCATTGTACCATTCTAGTACAGAGTCCAATAATACTTGATCTGCTTCGGATAGTTCAAATGATCCCTCGTCTTTTGATATGTACGGCGACGTCATCATATAGAATTAAGTGACAAGTGCACAGTTTCATTTGTCAACTTTTTTAAACTTTAAGATTCGACGTCGTCATTTTTTACTGGTGCTATGCAAAATCGGAGAGTTCCTATGGAAAGTTCGTACCTAAGGATAAGAGCATAATCATTCTTGAGGAAGAGTTCAACATTCGTATCTACATTACATTTACAGAATTTTTCTAGGTATTTCACAATGAACTTCCCGTCGATATCATCCATGTCATCCGAGTATTTCCAATTGAGTCCAGATGCAGTTGGCTTGATGGTGATATGACTTGTTGCCATGTCCCCTTCTGCTATAAATTCAAGAGTCGTCTTGGTACCCCTGATTGTTACGAAATGACTTATTGTAACAACTTCTCGTATGTGTTTTGCCAGATCACTACTCGGCATACTTATGACACGATCAAATTCTACCCTTGGGATATTAATCTCTACCTGGTCTAGGTCTAGTAATTTCACCTTATTAACAGTGTTTGTTCTACGTTCGTTGTTTGACAGCTCTATATACATAACATTCGGGTCATCTTCGTATATCCTCCATTCCATAAGATCACCCGTAGATATGGATCTGATCATCCTGTAAAGGAATGCCATATTTATACCTGCGATGACTGTCCCTTTTGCGTAGAAGAATTCTACATCATTGACAACAAGATGTACCATTGCAACTTTTCCTGGATCAATGCTTACAAGTCTCATCCCCTTCCCCTCTATGAATTCCATGTTCACCTCTGTGAGAAGCTCCTTAAGGCACTCTAGTAGAGTTTTGAACTGTAGACACTGAGAAGTTTTCATTAGAACTAGAAGTCTGCGCTTATTCTCGGATGGTTGAGTTGTTGAGAATTTTTCAACCATGGGTACTTCATGTCCTATTCCCGCCTTATTAGAGAATTCAGTAGAAGTTTCTACAGTGTCCATAGAATCTGTCATAATAATTCAGAATGGGTTTAGTTATATTGTGTCATTAGAAAAAAGTTTATATGCACTAAACGTAAAGTTTATTTTATAGTGATAGGGTGTAAAAATTATCACTTCAATTTCAATCATGACTGCGTATATGGAAAGTTCTGAAATAGATTCATTATTCGATATGCTTCGAAATACTGAAAATGTAAATATAGATTGGGTCAAGGAACAGGTATATGGTGCGAAGGTTATCCCAGAAGTATTCCCATCTAGTTTACCCCAAATAGATTCTATACTATCACGGTTACGTTTGACAAAGGGTAATGATTATAAACAAACTATAGTAGTACCAATAATAGTACCAGAAGATGGAGAAATTGAACCCATCTCAAGCGTTTGTGGGAGAGACGTGTCGATCTGCGTGCAAGATGATGAAGGGAATATCAAGACAACTCTTAACAATGAGTGCATCTTACGAAAGGCTGGATCTAGAGGAAAGTTCACAGGCAGTGTACAAGAGTTTAGAGACCGTTGTAAACTCGCTACATACAATACAAGAAAGTCTATCAGAGACTGCACTCCAGATCAAGAAAGAGATGGGAAGCGAAGGAAGAAGTGAAGAAGACATTGAACAAGAAGAAAACGAATTCCCCGAGAAGATGGTTATAACAAAGGACGAATATGAAATAATGAATAATATTTTCATCCTGTATACATCTGGTATAATGAACAGCGAGCATTTGAGTGCGTGAACATTACTGTTTTTATTTTATTGTGAATATACAATACTATACCTCATGGCAGTAGGTCAAAGAAAAGGAATCGAGAAACAGATTGAAAAACTCCCACAACAATATTCTTCGG